TACAAACGCAAAGCATCGCAAATGTCAGACGGTATTGGTATGGAAGATTTGTCATATTTGGCGTACGAAGCGTCACGCGCACAAGGCATCACAGTCCCAGCGCTACTTGATGACTACATAAAAGATATTTTGAAACTAGAGGTGGTTGATACAAACGACCCAAAAGCAGACGCGGTTCATACCGCTACGGATTAGCGCAGATACTTGTGGCAACAGGATTTTGGCCGTCAGAGATCACATTTGAATTAGATGACATGAACACCGTCATCGAGATGATTAACAAAGATCGCAAGGCGCGCTAATGCCAGTGTCAACAACTATCCAAGTAGTCGGTGTCAAGGACACTATTAACGCGCTACGCAAAATTGACCCACAGTTACAAAAAGACTTTAAAGCACAGGCAACACAAATTGCTGAGCCAGCAATTAGCGCTGGCAGGGCGGTCTATACACAAGTGCCATTATCTGGCATGGCTTACAATTGGACTAGTAACGGTCGCAAAGTATTCCCATTCACGGTCAGCAAAGCAGTCAAAGGTGTACGCATGAGATTTGACACACGACGCAACGCTGTTGGCGTAATCCTGATTGAGCAAAAAGATCCTGCAGCAGCAATCTTTGAAACAGCAGGTCGCGCAAACGCAAACAAATTAAGCAACAATCTTGAGCCAGTAACAGCTGGTCGCACTCGACTTATCGGCCCAGCGGTTTACAAAGCACGACGCAAGATTGAGCGCGAAATGCAGGCAATGATTTTAGACACAATACGCACAGTGCAAAAGGACATCTAAACATGTCACTATCTATACCAATTATTAGCGAATTTAGTGACAAAGGCATTAAAAAAGCAATTGCAGAATTTAAACAACTTGAAGGCGCTGGCGCTAAATCGGCGTTTGCATTAAAAAAAGCAATGTTGCCAGCAGTCGCAGTTATTGGCACATTGGCTGCAGGTCTAACAGTTGCAACTAAAGCAGCAGTTGAGGATCAAAAAGCACAAGATTTGTTAGCGCAACAGTTGCGCACTAGCGCAATGGCTACTGACGATGTAATTGCCAGCAATGAGGAATTTATATCGGGCATGTCACGCGCGTTCGCGGTCGCTGATGACGAGTTACGCCCTGCTATGGCTAACCTAGTGCGCTCGACTGGCTCGGTAGAGACTGCACAATCGCTAATGAATACGGCGCTAGACATTGCAGCGGCTACTGGCAAAGATTTAGAGACAGTCACATTGGCGTTAGGTAAAGCAGCTAACGGTCAGACTGCAGCGTTAACAAAACTTGACCCGTCGCTTAAAGGTGTGATTGATAGCAGTAGCAGTCTTGATGACATAACAAACGCGCTTGCAACATCGTTTGGCGGCGCAGCAACAGTCGCAGCAGAATCATTTGACGGTCGCATGAAAGGCATGAAAATAGCGCTTGATGAAACTAAAGAGTCAATCGGTGCTGCACTGTTACCAGTGTTAGAACAACTATTGCAAATTATGAAACCTGTTGCAGACTTTGCACAAGAGAATACAAGAGTGTTTTTAATTTTTGTTGGCGTTATTGGTGCAGTTGCTACCGCGGTTATTGCAGCCAATGTTGCTATGAAAATTTATCAAGCCACATTAGTTGCAACAAAACTGGCAACTATTGCGCTAAATGTTGCTACCAGTGCCAACCCATATGTGCTAGTTGCAACTGCCGTTATTGCGTTGACTGCAGCAATGGTATTTTTAGAAGTCAAATTTAAAGCAATGTCACGCGCGTTTGACATGTTTGGCAACAGCATCATGGTTGTTACAGGGCCGTTAGGTGTTCTAATTGGTAGTTTGCGCGATCTAATTGATTTAAAAAATCAGGTCGGTAATTTTGATTTTCCAGGTTTTGACATACCAGGATTTGCTGACGGTGGCGTTGTAACGCGACCGACATTAGCGATGGTTGGCGAAAAAGGCCCAGAGGCAATAATCCCGTTATCTCAAATGGGTGGCATGGGTGGCGGTGTGACTGTGAATGTCACTGGCGGTCTATCGACTAGCGCCGAAATAGGTCAGGCAGTAGTCAACGCAATACGCGCATACAACAGATCTGCAGGCCCAGCACAAATACAGGTTGCTTAGTGGCTGGCACAACAGTTGTCGGTGCTGGCAATTACAGCCTAGAAATTGACACAGGATTTATACAAGACGCGTTTATTCTTGACGACGCAGTGCAAGGCGTTTTAAACAACACAACTTATGTGCTTGACGGTACAACAAATTTTGCTGATGTCACTACAGGCATTGACGCAATAACAGTGCGACGCGGTCGGCGCGATGTAGGCGATCAGTTCAGCGCTGGCACGATGACATTTAACATGCTTGACACTGACGGCATATTTAACCCGTTTGACACGCAGTCACCGTATTATGACGCAGCAACAGCGCAACCGGGTTTAGCGCCAATGCGCAAAGTACGACTAGCGCGGTACTCAGACATTAATGTTAAAGAGTATTTGTTTGTCGGCTACATCGTAAATTTTGATTACAATTTTGCGCTCGGCGGTATTGACACAGTGACCGTGTATTGTGCAGACGATTTTTATTTACTTGCACAAACATTTTTAGCAGAATTTAATGTCAGCGAAGAATTAAGCAGCGCTCGACTATCGGCAGTGCTAGACCTGCCAGAGGTTGCATTTCCTATTGGACAACGCGCTATTAGTACAGGCACACAAACACTGGGCGGTAGTGCACCGTTTACTGTTGACGCTGGCACAAACACACTGCAGTATTGCTCAGCTATAAATGTTGCTGAGCAGGGCCGTTTGTTTATGGCGCGCAACGGTGACTTAACATTTCAGCCACGCATTGGCAACACATTGTCTAACCCGGTTGCGGATTTCCACGACGATGGCACAAACATACCTTATGACGGTGTAGGCATTACATTTGAAGCAGATCAGGTAGTCAATCGCGCGGCTGTCAGCATTATTGGTGGATCTGTAGAGGTTGCAGACGATGCAGCCAGTCAGGCAAAATATTTTATACAAACAACTAGCATTACCGAGTCGCTGTTACACAATGACGCGGCAGCGCAATCGCTGGCAACCTATTTACTAAACCCTGAGCCTGAGGCGCGTTACACATCGCTGACAACAAACCTAAACAAATTAAGTAACGCGCAACGCGACACAGTGGCAATCATTGACATAGGCGACACAATCACCATAGAAAAGACTTTTACTAGCGGCGCTGGCACGACTGAACTGGCACAGGAATTGTCAGTAGAGGGTGTTGAGCACACGATCACGGTAGGTAGCGGTCATCGTGTCGAGTACTTTACAAGCCCTACCACGCTGGTGTTTGAGTTAATACTTAACGACGCGGTTTACGGCATCATCAATTCAACAAATGTTTTAGGGTAATCTAAGGAGCAACTATGGCAACACGACAAAGTTTTACAGCAGCACAAGTATTGACCGCAGCCGAGCAAAACGCGCTGGCTACAGCAATGATTGCTATCAACGCGCAGACAGGCACGACCTACACAACGGTATTAGCAGACGACGGCAAATTAATAACATGCTCAAACGCAGCGGCGATCGCGTTAACTATCCCACCAAATAGCAGCGTGGCTTACGGCATTGGCACACAGATCAATATTGCACAACTAGGCGCAGGCACAGTAACAATTACTGCTGGCGCAGGCGTGACACTTAACAGCGATGGCGCAAAACTTAAATTAAACGCACAGTACGCGGTTGCGACATGTGTAAAAACTGATACTAATACTTGGTTTGTTGTCGGCAATCTTAAAGCGTAGTTATGCAAATACTTGCAGGTGTTAACAGTGGCGGCTTAAATATTTCGGGCGGTCAAGAAACTGTCACAGTTGGCGGTTTTAAGTATGTTGTGTTTACATCGTCAGGCACTTTGACAGTTAGCGGTGCTGGCACAGTTGCATTGTGTACTGTCGGTGGTGGTGGCGGTGGCGGTAACGACATTAGCGGTGGCGGTGGTGGCGGTGAGTTAGACCTGTTTGCCGATTTTACTGTTGCATCGAATTTGACTGTTACGGTCGGCAACGCTGGCGCTGGCGGTTTAGATGTTGGCAGTTTACGAGGTTCGCAAGGTGGCACATCGTCAGTGCTCGAAGGCGCGACAACGCATCAAAGCGCGTTAGGCGGTGGCGGTGGTGGCAGTGCTACTGCAGGCCAGCGTGTCGGCGGTGACGGCGGCTCAGGCGGTGGCGGTAACAATTCTGGTAATTCGGCTGGCGGTAACGCATCAGGGTCAAACACATTTGCTGGCGGTGCAGGTGCTAGTCCTAATCCTTTTTACGGTGGTGGTGGCGGTGGTGCAACTGCTGTTGGCTCGTCAAGTGTTGGCACAGGTGGACAGGGTTATGCGTTGTCAAGCATTGACGCTAATTTGACGGCTGCTAATTTCCCGACAACATTGACAGGGAAAACACATGTTTCGTCTGGCGGTGGCGGTGGGCAATTCTTTGGTTCAGGTGCTCCTGCTGGTGGCACTAATGGTGGCACAGGTGGTAGCTCGACGACGCAACCGACCGCTGGTACAAGTTATGGTTGCGGTGGCGGTGGTGAAGCAAACGGCACAAATGACGGCGCTGCAGGTTTTGCAGGTTTTGTGATAGCAAGGATTGTTGCATGAACTACGCACAAATTCTTGACGGGTTAGTTGTTAATGTGATCGTGGCTGACGCAGATTTTGTTACAACACAAACTGACAAGACATATGTTGAGTACACAGGATCAGTCGGTATTGGGTTTAGTTATGACGGTACAAACTTTATAGCACCACAGCCTTACCCATCGTGGACATTAGACAGCAATTACATTTGGCAAGCACCAACAGCTAAACCTGACGGTAATTTTGATTGGGACGAAACAACACAAAGTTGGATAAAACATGAACGCTAAAAAAATTAGCAACTCACACAGACAAATAGGCGACCAAACAACTAAGGGCGGTTTGCTTGGCATCATGATCTACACATTGTCTCGAAACAATGTTGACCCGGTGCTTATCGGTTTAATTGTGCCAGTCGCAGCCAGCGTGCTTGCATGGATTAGCACAAAAATTGGCGACCCAGACCTAGCGTGCATGTTTATACCTGACAATAAAAAAGATGCGTGAAACCGTACACCGTTAACGCAGCGCCTGCAGTAAAACGACCTTTAGCAGGCATGGACTTGTGGGTAACACGCGCAGTCAGACACTCAAACAAATCACTATGGAATAATGGCAGTTGGGTTGTGCGCGATGTAAGAGGCAAACCCGGCACATTGTCAAACCATGCAAAAGGCGTAGCAGTTGATTTGTCATACAGATATAACTCAAGCACTAACGCAGGTCGCACAAAATCAATGCCATACATAATTAAATTAATTGAAAATGCAGACACGCTAGGCATACAACTTGTCATTGACTACACGCTAAACAGATCTTGGAAATGTGATCGAGGGACATGGATACGCGGAAAATTTCAGGCAGGCGACTGGTATCACATTGAAGTTGACCCAGTGATGTGTAACAGCCCTGAACTAGCTAAACAGGCGTGGGATAGGGTGTTTGGCGTAATACCCACAGTTACTCACAGACCTGTGTAAGGTGGTTACCGACCGAGAAAGTCGAGGCACACATGCCAACCATCATCAAAGCAATTATTGCATTTGCGTTATCAGCAATTGGATTAGGTGTCAGCCAGATACCTGTGCCAGTTGAGCCAGTTATTGAGACAGATTTTGCCGAGCGCTACGACGCTGTAGGTGGGTTTGCCCAGACTATGGCGACCATTTATCGCTATGTGCCACCAGTGACCACCACAACGCCTGTAGCGCCTGTTTACAGGCATGGTGACTGCTCATGGCTACCAGCAGTGGCATTGCAGGCAGGATGGTCTGCAGAGCAAATACCACAACTGACAAAATATGCATTGCGCGAATCTGGCTGTTGCCCAAACAGGGCAGGCGGTGACAATGTAGATAAAAACTGCAACATCACTGGCGTATCAAACTGGTCGCACAGATCAGACAGCGGACTCATGCAAATTAATGGCGTGCACTGGATGCCTAGCCATGCACAATATGATGGTTTGGTTTGTAAACAAATGCGCATATGCACCCAAGAGCCATTACTAGACGCGCTAACAAATTTGCGCGCTGCAAGACTGATCTACAGTCAAGTGGGCTGGTCAGCATGGGATATTTGCCACCGAGAAAAGAATTGCAAATGACCGTAGAAGATTTGGCATGGTGGATGATTGCATGCGGATTAACTCTGCGACTACTGTCATATATCCTGTTTAAAATATAAACCAAACAGAAAAGAGAGAGCAATGACCGAGAACGAATACAACGAAACATTTAATATGCAAATGGAACGCGAGCACCAAGAGACACTTAGGCGTATGAAAGAGTTTTATCTCATTGGCGAGCAGATTAGCAAGATGCCAGAAACACCACGACATGTACTAGAAATTGAAGTGCGGTATCTCATGGGAATTATTGGCGAACTAGAAACACGAGTAAAAGATTTAGAGTCAGAAGCACGCCGACTAGAAATGTTGTTAACTCGTGCAAACTGACCAACTACAAATGTTCGCGCCATCAATCGGCTTAGGCGGCACATATGAGCGCCTAGCAATAGATCGTGACATTGTAATTATTGCGCGCGAAGCAAAACAAACAAGCGTTGACGCTGCACTAAAAGCAAAACCGAAAACAGGCAAAAAGCGTCAGCGAGTACACGCCTACTTACTAGGTCGCCCGGCAACAGATGAAGAAATTGAGACAGCGTTAAACATGTCAGGCAACACGGTCAGGCCGACTCGAGGCACGCTAGTAAAAGACGGTCATGTCATTGACAGTGGCATTAGGCGTTTGACACGCGCTGGTAATCAAGCAATTGTCTGGCGGTGCGTATGAGACGCGGTTATGACCCAACCTATGGCAGTCGAGAGCAATTAAAAGATTCTGCAGAGCGAAATATGGCGATAGCGCGTGAGCGTGACAAACTTAAAACAGAAAACGCTGCACTGTTAGACGAAATAAAAGAATTAAAAGCAATTCTTAAATATATTCAAGAGGGCGAATAATGAAAGAATTTAACGAAGCAGAAAGCACAAATCAATACTTAATAGAACAACTAGTGATTGCACGCAAACAAAACGAAGTATTAACAGAACACATTGAAAAACTTGTAGAGGATTTAAAAGTAAGCAGTCAGTTACTTAACGCATGTGTGGCGTACATGTCATGAACGCATTTAACTTAGGCGACTATGTAGATGTACCAGCACGAGTCAAAATGCTGTTTGAGCGTTGGCCTAATGCACGCATAGTTGAGTCATTGCCACAGATCAGATTGTTTGACGGTCGCGAATGGATTGAAGTCACAGTCACAATACATTTAGGTGACGACACAACGCCAGTAGTTGCTAGCGCGTGGGAATGTAAAGGCACAACTAGTTTTACTCGAGACAGCGAAATGATGAACTGCAGCACATCAGCGGTTGGCCGGGCTTGTGGACTGCTCAATCTAGGCATAGGCAAATCAATAGCGTCACGCAACGAAGTACAAATGCGTCAGCCAGCAGTCGCCCCAGTAACACCTGACAACGAAAACCCATTTAATGACGCAACAGACACAAAACAATATGCATCACCTAAGCAGCGCGGAATGATACGCGCACTGGCATTTGAAAAAAAG